TTTCTCCGCTTCTGCTTCAGCCATAGGTATCCGTTGTCGGTCTTTCCATTGAGTATCTAGGGAGTTTAGTTCCTTATACAACTTCTTTGCTTCCTTTAAATCTTCATCATCAAGAAGACCATCCTTCCTCTTTTTATTGACTAGAGATAGTTCTTCATATGTACTAAGAATATCTATTTTCAAATCTTCTACAGTCCTTCTAGGCTTAACAGATTTAACATTCTCTACTAAGTTCTTCACTCCTTCTGTGATGAAATCGTGAGATTTTTCTCCGATTACTTGTCTCTCACCCTTACTTTTAAAATCCAATGTCAATTTCAAATTATTAGAAATATCTAAATCTAAAACAGATGGCATAATGAGAAGAATGATTTTAGCAATAACTCCTGCATCAAAATCCAAACTTAAAAATATTTCAGTATCGGTTTTTTTCCTAGATTTAATTTCATCGGAAAATAATTCTTTAACGGCTTCGCCTAATGCATCCTTATCTTCTAAACTAACAAGTGCCTTTACTCTTTCTGTATCAGTACCGACCCTAACAATTTCTGCAATTCCTTGTTCTCTAAGCACTTGTGATTTTTCTTCCAAGTCTATTTCTAGAGTGAATTTTTCTCCCTCGAAGAATTTCTCTTCTGTAAATTTACTTTCAGCCTCTTCCAATTTAGCGTCTATTGCATCTAAGAGAAGTTTGCCTAAACGAACATAGACTCTATCTTGTAATTTAGATATTTGCTCATCATCCAGTTCCTTTGCTTCATCTATATCTTTATCTGTAGGCTTTCTAAACTCGGAAAAAGAGCCGAAGCCGGAAACTCTTTTCAGTAAATTAGGAGCCTCTAAATCCTTTATTGAATAATTAAGTAGACTTGGAATTATCGGAGTTTTATCGGTTTCTTTTTTAGAGTAATCAATTATCAATCTATTCTTCAAATTATACGATTCATCATTAACAATATCAGCAATAGTTCTTTGTTCTAAAGGAACTATTATCTCTTGTAATTTATCAACAAATTCTTGAAAATTTTCTTCTGTTCCATCCAACGAATCCAAATCATCTAAAATTTTAGAATCTGTTGATAAATGTTCATCAAAAACAAGTTCTACAATATCCTTTTCTAAAGTATCCTTATTTAAATTATAAGTTGTTGTGCGATTCAGTTTGAAGTTGACCAATGTAAATCACCTTCACATTAACCACTTGCCCCAAGCCGCTAATTTCTGCGCTTTTTGGGCTAAATGTAGACCGCTTTGTGGAGGTTCATAACTCATCTGTCCATTTGTAGGGTCAATCCAGTAAGGCCTTCCATAATTATCATTTCCACTAGGAGGTATAGGATAGCCACTGCCATTATTCATAGCCAATCCAGTAGTGCCATAGGCTCCTTGTTGAATTGGTTGTTGTGGCATTCCATGTGAGGGATTAGAAGCCCCACTAAATCCTTGAGATTCAAGATATTGTTGTTTTGCCATTTTTCTTTGATTAATAATTTCACTATTTATTGCAGAATTCAAGATAGCATTCATATCTAAAGCGATATTCTCTTGAGTAATTTGCTCATATTCTCGTAGGCTATCACTACTAACTTTCATATTTCCAGTAGTAGAATCTTGACGAAACTCTAATTTAGTTAGCATTCTACTAACACTTCTGTCAATTACATCTTCCATCAATTGCTCTAAACTAGATAAAAACTGTTCTCCGTGATATTGAAAGAATTCTTCCACATGGTTTTCTTGTAGAGAAAGCAGGTTATTTACAGTCTTAAACTGCGTGTCATTTTGCGCTTGTACTGCGCCCATTACTGCCCCATTACTTGTTCCAAATACGCCCATTATTCCTCACCTTTAGTCACTATAGTATTCAATCGCTCGCTAGATATTCTTATTTCGTTTGTTAGTCGTATTACTTCTTCTAGTTTATTTTCATCCGTAGTCGGAGTAGGAGGAGTAACTATCCAACCTACGCCCACTAGCGAAACAACATCGGCCTTTGATAAGGTGGTAAGTGGCCCCTTAGATAAAACTTGGGGCATTTTTGGTCTTGGGATGAATGCCTTAAAATCTAAGCCATGCTCGTCTGCCAGTATTTGCTGTTGTAGCATTTCCATTTGTCTATGATGTGTAGCGTGTTTAGGGCAATAAGTACCTCGCATCGGCCTACCTTTAGTGACATGGCTTAGTGGGATAGGGGGTCGCATGTAATCTCCGCTCTCCCAAATATGATGAACACCGCAGACAACGCAACGGTCTTTTAAATTAAATTTCCAGCCATATTTGATGAATAAGAATTTCTTTTTTTCTGCATTGAGTACCTTGGTAATTTCTTTCAGCATCTTCTTTGGTTTAATCTGCACGAAAGAATATTCGGAAACTGGACCTGCGGCTCTTGCGCTCATTAGAGGAGGCAAGAAAGAACTAGCAATGCTAGGATTGTTGGCGATTAGGTTGGGCTGTTGAAACATAATTATTCCTCGTTTTCTTTTCTTTGTATAGGTTTCTATTTAAAAATACTTTAGCATTTCTTCAAAATGTTCTTTTGCATTATCCCTAGTAGCACTTGTTGTACCATGAAGTCTATCCCCTTCTATTGTTTTACGCATAGATTCTATCACCTTTTCATCAGGAACTTTTTTCTTTGTAGCATCTTTAAAGTAATCTTCTCCTAATTCAAAGGTTGGCTCTATGCCTCTACCCATGCCACCTTCCCCATATTCTTTATCAGCCAACAAATAATAGAATTTTTTACTAGGAATTGCTCGGAATACCTTTGGCTTTCCATCATCTCTAGGAGTACTCTCTTGTTCGCTACCAAAAAAAGCATATTCTACTGCTTCATCAAAATCAAATGTCCAATGCCTAGTTTCCCCTCTAATTTGAACTCCTTGAAAAACCTCATCGTATGTATCAAGTTTAGTCCCGTCAAGTATATGGAAGGGCTTCTTTAGTATATCTTCCCACATAATAATCAATATCCTTTATCACATATATTCGGGAATATCCCATGAGCCATAAGTTGAATTTTTATTCCACATATTATCTGCTTCCCCGCTTTGTCCAATATCTCCAACAAAATCATAGTTTTGGTTGCTTAAAGCATAGGCAATCAAATGATATAGGTTTTCAGCATATCCTCTCATAAATTCAGTTTTTGTACTAACATCTCTTGCTTGAAAAACATCATCGTCTATTTTTTCGGCAAAGGCTCTTGTTAATTGAACTCCTTCTTTATCTACAATATTACCGTCTAAAGAATCTCCATGAATATTAACATTCATTTTTAATTTTTCTTTGCTTTTAGGGTCTAGGTATATAGCAGTCACACTATTCCCTCTAATAACTATATTAGAAATGGGATTTTGCTTTAGTATATCTTGCCACATAATATCAGTAATCCTTTATCATTGTAGTAACGCCCTTGTAGACCATTTCCGGCTGTGATTTAGCAGAAACAATGTACTTGTAAGTCGGTATTCCCTTGTCGTTTAACTGTTGCATCCCATATTTAAAAGGAGTGAAAATCGAATGGTTAGAAATATCTACATCTTCCTTGTATTTATCTCCCCAAATGTCATATTTGTTAGCCCAAATACCTACGGCTAGTGGGTAGTCAGTGTTTTTCTTCTTCTTACCATTTGGCCAAGAAGCACTACAAATAGCATCTACTAGAAATTTCCATGCTAATTGATGGTCTAGATTGGCAGTAGAGTCTAAATGTCTATGGTCTATTACAAAGATAACATACTTTACCTTTCTATTCTTCATATCTTGCATCCATTCTCTCCAATAGATTGCTTCACCGCCCATGTCAGCAGTTTTCAAAGTATGAGTATCGCCGTCTAATTTTATTGTTTTTCGACTAGCCCTTTGTTTGCCAACAGTTCTTTCTCTTATTTCCGGAACTTCGCCTCTAGTTCTTAGTTGATGGTGCAAAGTAGTCTTACCTACCATAGTAGCACCATAGATTCCAAAGTTAATTGCATGTACTTTCTTGTAAAACGCTACTGTAGCCTCAATACAAACTACTGCGAAACCCGCTAATACAGACAAAAAAATCACCTAATGTGTAATGTGGTCCCAAGTATCTGTTATCTTTTCTATCATCCAACCCATAATGTTGAGGTCAAAGACTCCCATTATGTTGCCAATAAGAAGTGCTGATAATGTGGCACAAGAACCCCAAAACCAAAAGCGCATTTTAATAAAAAACATGTCAGCAGAATGCGCCCTGCTTTGGTTATATGCGTAGTCGGATTCGGAGAATCCCATTAAGTCGCCTAGAACCATTTAACCACCTCACTGTAGAGTGGCTAAGAAATCTGTTGAAACGCCCTCAGTTTCATATTGCGGAGAAATTTGTGGGATTCTAGAAGTTTGATTTTCGGCTTGGAATGTCTTCAAAGAATCTTGCATCTTTTTTCTTTGCTGTTCATCCTTAGCAATTCTTTGCCAATAGGCAGTAATTCTTCTGTCTAGTAGCCACATCTCAATCTTATCATTAAGAGCCAAATCAAATAATGCCTTCATTACCATTACAGCACCTACTGTAATCAGCCCAAACAATACGCCATGCATTAGAATGGTGTATGGGAAGTTCAACCCAAATTTAGCGTAGAAGAAGACATTTGCTCCACTAACAGTACCTACGAATAGGATAGTCATAATCAAGCGAGTGTCGTGGTTTAATGCTGGCAAGTAATCACCTCAGTTGAATTCTACTGAAACATGTGCAGTAGAAGAACCGGCTTCTGTGACTTCTAAGAATATTCCTCCAGTGCATAACACACCATGCATGTCATATTCTAGATTATACTGTCCCGTAGTCGTATTGTGAATTCTAGCAATTTCTGTACCAGTATTATCTTGTCCATCAAATACTTTAATGGTCACTGCCGCATTGCTAGCAATAACAATGTTAGCGTGAATGCTTTTCAATCTACATTGAGTCTTAGAAATTATTGCGCTTGCCCCAAGGACTCCACTGCTTCTACTCACATCGGACATAAGTTCACTTCCTAAACTTTGGTAATTGCCTCTTCTTAATGAAGGTTGTGCAATTACTCGTCTTCGGTAATCTTAGGTACTGCTTTCTTAGAAGTAGTTTTCTTAGGTGCAGTTTTCTTCGTAGTAGCCTTCTTTGCAGTAGCCTTCAACTTCTCCGGAACTGTTTTCTTAGGAGGTAGTGGGGCTAGAGCATTAGCCAATGCTTCTTCGGGGAGTCTAAGGTACTTGGAAAGAATTGCCTTTTCACGGCTAGGTAATTTTTCAATATCCTCTCTATCCTCGGAAGTAAATTTAACTATGCAGTTCTTACCACCGATGTAATGTGAAGCAACGAAGGCCGAGATTTTAATGTCTTCGACCTTCGTTACTTCCATAAACCCTTTTGCCCCGTTTCGTAGTCTCAAGGTTGGAACCTTACAAGACTCGCTTAAACGGATGGTTGCCAAACAAACACCTCAAAGAAGTCCAGTAGCACGAACTCGTAGAGTTCCCAAGTCGTCTGCTAGAGCCTTGAGTCCGGCAGTAGCGACAGCCGAACCTAGAGTAAAGCAGTAAAGGTAGCAGTATGTACCGTCCGAACTAATGTCACCAACAATCCAGTGAGCATCCAACAAAGATGGGTTAGAAACCTCAACTTGTGTAAAGGATGCCAAACCGAAGTCAGCCGCCAATAGTTTTTCACCAACATGGAGAAGTTGTTCATCTCCGCTACCGGTGTTAGCGGTAAGAGCAGTTGGTCCCGATGTCGTTAGAACAGTTGCAGTTAGTGTACCAATCTCAAAGACTTGTGAGTTGTTTGCCGAAGCAGAGCCGAGAATAGTCACATAGTCACCTGCGGCAAAGCCATCAGTAAGATAACTACCAGCACCTCTAGTTAGTATATCGGGGTCGTCATCAGCCGCAGTAATGCTTTGACTAGCGGCAGTAGCAGGGGAGCCTGTTCGATAGGACGAAACTTCAACACTCGCTAGTGAAACATATTGGTGTCCCACAACGAATGGCTTTGCTATACCCTTATGGTCAGCGATTAAAGTAACAGTATTTGTCACTTTACCACCTCAAGCCACATTGGTAATCTTGCCTTGTCCCTTGAAGAACGAACAACCAACTTCACCAATGGTTCGGTAAAGTGCTTGGTTGCCGAGTCGTCCCACACCGAATGGGTTTCCGTTAGAAACACCGTCTTCAAAGTATTGAGTCGGCTTAAGAACGGAGAGCCACATATGGTCAGTGTCCAAGAACAACAAGTCGCTAATCCCACTATCTGCGGCATTGAGAGTTGTAGTCATATCCTTAACAGGAATCAATGGAATGTCGTAGTAGGTTGCCACACGGAAACCAACTTCTGCACCCTTAATTCCACGAATACCGTTATGGGTAGGAATAACTTCCTTACGGTCCATGAATCGCTCTTGGCTTTGTAGCAAGTCAGCGATTGCTTGGATAGTATCGTATCCCGTAAGAATACACTTAGGGGAACCTCCGGAGATTCTCAAGTTGCGAATCATGTTGTTAAGCAAAGTAAGAGTTAGTGGTCGAACCGAAGATGCGGCGTAAGAACTGTTAAAGTCAACTTCTGCATCTAGGAAAGAAGCAGTATTTCGGTTATCTCCGTAGATTTTACCTAGATTGTTAGTAGCACTCAATGGGTCAGTGCATAGAACATTGCTGTCCATAGCCGCTAATTCAGCGTTACTTGTAACGACCTTCAAAAGCGAAGTATAGTTTCGCTCAATATCTCCAAGAGCCGCCGATTCACCGTAGACTTGTAGAGGCATGAGAAGCATCTTGTTTTGTGCTTCTGCGTGTGCCTTACCCATGTCTTCACGGATAATAGCCCGAATATCTCCAAGTCCATCATCAATTTGAGCCATTTCCATTGCGAGTTCGGAAATATCGAACTGGTGTGCAATAGTCTTAGGACTCATAAAGAGTTGAGCGTAAGTTGGAGCCATAGAACCAAGTCCATCTGCCGCAGTAGAAAGGCCGGCGTTTTCTGGAACACCGCCAATTTGGTCAGCGTGTGGCTTACTACCACCAATTCCAATAACACCAGTGCCAGTAGTATCGCCAGTAATATCCACTTCTAGTCTAGGGTTAGAACCACCAAATGGTCGGCTCTTAAGAATTCTCCATCCGGAAGAAGCATAAGGTCGCTTTGCTAACATAGCAAGAGCATTTACTTCTCGGTTTAGCATAGACCAAACTTTTTGTCCGTATAGTTGGTTATACATTGCTGTTCCAGTAATACTGGATGTGCCGCTTGCCGCCGCATCACTAATGTCGTGTGCAGTGTGTAGTCCTTGAACTGCACCTGCTTGTTTCAACACGGAGTTTCCGCCAAAGGCAGGTAGTCCGTATGTCGCCGCTTCTAAATCTCTAATTGTGTTAATGTATCCCATTTAATTCACCTCAAATGTTACCGCCAACAGCCTTATGAATGTCGCTCCAACTCATGTCAGCAATCTCTTCTGTAGAGAAAACCTTAGTGGTTGTAGCGGCTTCTGTAGCCTTGCGGATTGTGTTCTTTTCTTCTGTAAGTGACTTACGGAGTTCGGAGAACTCTGCGTTAAGTCGTGCGATTTCGGATTGTGCATCATATTCTGCCTTAGCAACTAAGTCTGCTCGGTTAGTTTCTTCCGAAGCGAATCTCTTAGCGAAGGTTTCTTCGAGAGTTTCGAGTCCCATCTTCTCAAGTTGTTCTGCTCGGTATTGCTCGTAAGCCTTCTCGATGTTTGAAGCACTTAGGTTAAGAGTGCGGAATTCTTCGTTAGCAAAGGTCTTACTAACCATTCCTTCTTTCTTTGCTTGCGCTCC